CTTTGATTGCGCTTAGTGAGGATGAGCTTTTAGGTTTATCCCGTAAGGAGAGAGTTGATCTTCGATTGGTAGATCCTGTTCGAGTTTTCGTTAAAAACGAACCTCACAAGATCGCTAAACTTCAGGAAGGTAGAGTCAGGCTTATTATGTCTGTCTCCTTGACTGATAAGATGATAGAGATGCTTTTGTCCAGATTTGTCTGCAAACTCGAGATCAACAATTGGAGGAATATACCTTCCAAACCGGGCATAGGTTTCACAGCTAGTGATTCTAAAGCTGTTTGTGAAGATATTTTCAATTGTGGTCTTCCAATGAGTTATGCTGACGTTTCTGGTTGGGATATGAGCGTTAAGGATTGGATGATTCGTGACGAGGCTGAGGGCATTACCAAACTATGTTTGGACCCTAGTCCTGTCTGGGTTCATCTCTTGCGTTTGAAGGCTATCCTGGAATCAGAAAGCGTTTATCAGTTTTCAGATGGTGAGATGGTTGCTCCTACCTTTAAAGGTATTGTTAATTCTGGCAAACTCCGTACTAGTAGAGGAAACTCCTATATGAGAGTTCGATTAGCAGACCTGGTGGGGTCTCGTAAGACTATAGCAGCTGGTGACGATACAGTTGAAAATACTGTTGAGAATGCTCCAAGCAAGTACCTTAGATATGGTATAGTTGTTAAAGAGTACGAACCAGTTATAGATTCTTTTGAGTTTTGTAGCCATCAGTATAAGGGTGGAACCGCTTACGCTTTAAATAGCGAAAAGATGGTTATGAATCTACTGCATCAGAAGCCTACCAATTTCTTAGAATATAAGAATACAATGGTTGGTTTCCAAGCGGAATTAGATACACATCCCTCTTATATCTCCATTTTAAAAGAGATTGACGAGGCAGGTTATTTTGTGGTGGAGGGGCCACATTATAACACTGAGCAGTATGGTCAAAGTCAATAAACCCAAAACAGCTGTGAATTCACCACAGTTATTAAATAAAGTGAATATGACTAAGATACGGAAACGCAAACGAAAGAACAACATGCAGGTTGTTCCTTATGTTTCTAACACTTCCTATCCTATGGTACAAGCTCCTGGCACTTCCAATGGTGGTTTTAAATCATCCAAACGATTGCCCTCTCTGCTTCGTAACCCAAAACTCACAGAAGATGGTTTGAATTTTCTGAAGTGTGCTTTTGCACCTCCAGATTTTACTACTGTTAATGTTCGAGGGGTTCCTGATAGCTTTGAGGGTGTTTCTTTAGTCAAGAAACATCGTTACATCAATACCCTGTCCTTTGCGGCAGGTGTTGATTATTGGTTTTGTCTTGCTCCAGTTCCTGGCGCGTCAGTCTTTGTGACTTCTACGCTCGCAGGAATCCTACCGACTAATACTAGTCAGTGGGAAGCGGTTCCTTACAATGATGCACTTCAGATGTTCGGAATTCCCAATGGAGAATCTGCGGCAGATATTGTCAACAGTTTTAGATTTGTATCAAACCATATCGAAATCATACCAACAACTAATCAGGCTACATGGACAGGTTCAATCCAATCTTGGAAAGTTGATCTTAAAACCATGGTCAGAAATGAAGCTGTAACTAATTTGTATGGATTAACAGGACTTCAGTCTTGTCTATCTACAATTTCGAATAGGTATAGTGGTCCTTTTAATTTGGGTCTCTATGCTGGTTCTTACAGTGACAGTAAATTTCTGTTTCAGCCAATAGTTGAGAAACAAACTCGTATCCCAAATGCAATAGCACCTGGTGATTGGGGACAATTGTTTATGACCGGAATGTGTTGTCCTGGAATGGACAACAATTTTGGTTCGACTATTGTTAAAATCTCTGGTATGACTGGCCCCAATTCTTGTATTATCAAGACTTGGGCTTGTGTTGAATACACTTGCTTGGCCAATTCCAGCTTGTATGAATATCAAACCATTTCACCCTGTGATCCCCTTGCCTTGGAGGTATATAAGAAGGTCATTCATGACCTCCCTCCAGGTGTTTCGTTTTTAGATAACGAAAGATTCTGGCTTAGAGTCCTTGGGATTATAAATAGGGTTTCTGGTGTTTTATCCATTCTTCCTGGTCCTTATGGTATGGCAGCAGGGGGTGTTAATCAAATATCAACAGCGCTCCGTGATTTAGTCATGTAGTGGTTCTACTTAAAGAAACCCAGTTGTGAGCTGTTCTCACAGATCCGACAGCAACAGTCGTTAACAGCGTGGAAACAACACTAAGTTCGACGCAAGAGGAAACGCAGGCGGGGATGATGCGTCCCCGACTTTGGGGCGTATTTACGCTCCCTTGACAAATCTTGCTTCTTGAGGAAAGAACCCTAAATATCGTGGGAAAAGCACTAAGTTCGAGACACTCACTATGGAGAACAGCTGCACTACTGTCATAGTGAGTGGATCTGTAGGAAGGAAAACCTGTCAAACCATGG